AACCCTACCTTCAGAATACGCTTGTCTGATTTCATCAGCCATTTCGTAATACTTGTTAGGATTAGTAGCTCTTAGGTTAATAAGTTCTCTACGAGAGAAAGTTTTGGTTGACGTTTGACCTGTACTACCAGACTCGGTGCTAAGCTCGTTAATCTTTTGTTTCGTTGCTTTTTGAGTTTCAGCCTTAGAAGGGGTTTCCTTCGCAGGGTTCAATGCTTTCCAAGTATCTAACAATTCAACGGCAGCATTATATTCAAGCTGGTCATTGGCGCGTCTATACAAATCTGCTCTAATAGGTGACGAATTGACCCAATCAGAAAATTCAGGAGAAGCTGCGATAGTCATATAATCAGGGTGCTGTTGTTCTAACTTATCTCTAGTAGAGACATCTTGGTTAGCTTTTAGTTCGTCCCTGACAGGACGTAGCTCTTGCTGTATCATTTTTCTTACGGATTCTAACGGATTATCATAGTCAAACTCTTTAGGTTGCTCTTCTTGTTGAGCCTGCGTTTGCCTATTTTTATCTAGCTCTTGCCGTAGCAAGTCGTCTGCAAGCTTGCGAGTGTCACCTAACTCTTGGGCTTGCCGACCTAGTTTTTTTTCTAATTCCTCATAAGATTTAGACACATCTGCAATAGACTTATCTTTAAACTTATCAGGAACTTCATATTCTGGTTCTTTATTTTCAGGTTCTGCTGCAACCTGTTGTTCTTCTAGTTCATTTTGTGCATCAACCGTATCTTGAACATTTTTATCTAGTATCAGTACTTGTTCTTCTGCCATATCTATTTCCTCTTAGTATTAAGTTCACCATGTGTTTCATGTATTCTTTCCCATTTACTAGCAGCAGTGGGAAAGTGACCTGTAATACCTTCCAATTTGAATTGAGAGGCTGATATAACAAACTTACTTAGCTTATTACATTCTGGACAGGGCTTTTCTGCTTCTCTGTCTGCTAATGAACATATCTTAGAAAATCTACCGTGCGTATTACACGAATACTCGTATAACATTACCCACCATCCTCTATTTGTTCAATATAATTTTTATCATCTTCTTCTTTTTCTTGTCTTCTAGCCTCATCATACATATTTTCCATGTTATTTTCTAATGATAATATCATGTCAATATAATGAATAGCCCCTTGCAATTTACCTAATTCAAGTTCTGATTTAAGTTCATAAAAACCCGCTTTAAATAAAGCATCTCTTTCTTCTATAATTGTTTTTTTATACAATTCCCAACCTTTAGAACCAAACATTTCAAAGTAAGATTCATAAACATCTTCGTGTTTCTTCAACATAAGTTACCCTCTAGGTTATTGGGGGAGTCCCCGCCTGTGCAGCTAATTGCTCTTGTTGCCCTTGTGCTTGTTGCTGTTGTTGCATTTGTGCTTGTTGTCTTTCTCTTTCTAATTTCTCAGTATCTACTTCTAATTGTTTATCTACTTCTAATTGTTTTATACCACGAAATCCCTGAACTACATTATCATCTTCAATTTGTTCAGCTTTAGCAAGATTAAGAATACCAGCAGTCTTCTTATAAACCGCATCACTTCCAGCTTTAAACTCATTTGTTTCTGCTTTCTGTGCTTCTATCTTAACAAGTTCCATTTGAACTGGGTCAACTGGAGGTTCTTGTGGTTGTAGGCTTTGTTGTAATTGCTGGTCAATAATAGGCATCATTTCTTCTCTATTAGAAATGCTACTTAATTCGTATAATGATTTTATTAACATCCAATAACTAGGAGAGTTTGGAGGAGAAGTATTTAATAATTGTACTAATTGCTGTACTTCTAATTCCCTAGCCATAATTCCTAAAGTAGAATTAATAACAAATCTTAAATTCATTACTGGATACTTTTCAGAATCTAATTGCATATAACGATAAGCAGACTTTTTAACCCACTCATCTAATAAATTAATTTCTATATTTTGTAAAGTTCTTTTATTACGTTTAATTGCGGCAGTAGTAATCATACTCATACCAGTAGCCGTTGTATTGCGTGGGTTTTGTCCAGTAGGAGCTGCTGCTTGAAACGCACCAGTTCCCATTTCAACCATTCTTTCTAAATCTCCTGATTGATTAAAAGATAAAGATGTAGGAGGTTGGAAATTTATAGGTTGTATAGCTTCCGCTGCTGGTCCATTAGTAAATATAGACCTACCTGGATAAACTTTAAAAGTAGTATTCAAATCTCGTGGAACTAAAGCTGCATTAATAGCAATCATAGGATGAATAGCATAACTCATAGCATCTATTCTTCCTCGTAATTCCGTATCTAAGGCTTTCTGAGGAGAATATCCTTTTTCAGCTATGCCCCTACCCCAAAATCTATTCGGTACTCTATCGTGCTGATATGCAATTATAGACCTATCTTGCATAAAAAATGGATTTTCTACAGCCCTAAGCAGTATTCCATCATTTGCTATAGTAACTATAGCTTCAACAGTATCTGATTTTTTAGGTGGCTCTTCTGATAATATATTTAGTTCTTCTTCTACTGCTGCGCCTATAGGTTCTAATAATTCTGATGGTACTCTACCATGATATTCTGTAATTTTTACCCAATCGTGTTTATTTAACGGAGTTGCTTCTCCCCTAGCCCAATAGTCACTATCGTCTTTACCACCACCTAGCTCTACATTAGCATAAATACCATCATCTTGTTTTCTTTTTACTGCGTCTTTGTGCGTATATAATATATGTGCGCACCCTTCAGCATCATTTATATTTTTAGCTAATGGGTCTATAGCAAATTCCATTGGGTCTATAGCTATTAAAGAAACTTCTGGAACTATTGTTTTCTCCGAGGTTAAATTTCCCTCTTCGTCTTGTACAGGAACTCTGGTTTCTCTAGCTTTTACTACTACTTTACCAATACCTGTTCCATATATAGCGCCATTAAGAAATATCTCAGACATAGCACCAGGAACTTTAGCCAATTCGTATTCTTTTAATAATTGGTCTATAAAAAAGCCCATAACTTGCTGTTCTTCTTCGCTCTCTATACTGGATTTATCTATATCAACCCAGCGCTTAGAACTAAAAACAGCTTCTTCTAATTCTGCAACAGTTACTTCTATAGCTTGTTGTAAAGCTGGAGCAATCAGTTGACTTCGCTCACTCTCTCTAGTTTTATCTTCAGCTTTCCAAAGACCTCTCCAAAGACGATAATATTCATTCCACTTAGCTCTAAAGTTTGTATTTCTATAGTCTTCCCAATCACGAACTTTAGATACTATCCATCCTGCTAAAGGGTCTGTAGCCTTATCATGTCCGTCTGCTGTTGACTTATTTTCGTTTACTACAATACTATTTACCATTAATATCCTGCCTGTTTATCTAGTGGACTCCAAGTATCAATCCAAGATTGGTCTATATATGAAGTTACTGCTATTTGGTCTATATACGCTAATGCGTCTAACATATCATCATGTGTTAATTGTGATGGAAAATCTAAAGCTTGTTCTATTAATTTTTTTAAATATTCACCTTTACTAAAAGAAACTCTTCCATGTTCTAATCTTCCTTGTAATGCCCACGTAATACGCTCTTGTTTCTTTTTACCACCATGTGTTACTTCAACTACATTTGGAAACGTATTTAATCTTCTCATTTGATCTGTTAAGTATGGCATAATAGCGTTCTTTAAACTTCCTTTTTCAATACCTACACTTACTGGTTTATATTTCTGAGCTGTTCTTAATATTTGTATACTTGTTTCTCTGACATCCCACCTACCAGTTACTATATCTTTTACGTGCCACCCCTCTGGACCAGCTTTTACAACAGCTATTGCACACTCATCTAGTCTTGCTAACTTACTTGTCATCTTTCTACCTTGTAAATCTACAAAACCCGCTGGGTCAACAGTAACATAGTACTGACCTTCTGGTTCTTCTTCTACTACCTTGTCAAACCACTCTTCTTTAAATACATTACCACCACCACTTCTAAAAGAAGCTTGATATTCTTGTAAAAATACTTCAGAAGACAACGTATTTCTAGCATTTTCTACTTCATCTTCTGGGACAAAAGGATTATCTGCCGTATTATACTCAAAAGAGTCCCAATCATCTAATTTATTAGCAGTTAAAAACAAATTATAAAAATGATTCTTCCCCGCAGGTGTTCCTATGAACAATGCCCCACCTTTTACGTCAGATAGTGTAGGTCTTATAATTTCTTCCCATACTGAAGGCTTCATAGTAGCATACTCATCTAAAACTACGTAACTTAGACCAACACCCCGAAGAGTATCTGGTCTATCAGACCCTTTTATGTGGATTTCCCTTCCATTTATTAGTTTTACTACTCCAGTATTCTCTAAAGTGTCCTTTATAACTCCTTCGCCTAGCCCTTTTATGAGTTTCCACATAATATCTTTCCCTTGTTGGAAAGTTGGAGCTACGTAATAGGTTACAATCTGTGGTCCTAGCTTATAACCAAACTCGTTTTCTTCTTTTAAAGCCTCTATAAGTAAAGTTACAGCAGAAAGGTAAGATTTTCCAAATCTTCTACCTGCCGCACAGACTTTAAATCTCTTTGTAGAGTTAAAAATCTCTAATTGACCTGGATGTAAAGTAAAGTCTAGTTCCATTAGTAGTAAATATCAACTGGATTTTTATAAATTTTTATACACTTGTTATACGTACTCTTATATACCTTAGATGGGGTATCTTCTACTAAGTAATCTTTCCACACATAGTCAAATATTTCCAAAACCCTTAAAATAAACCACCTAGGTTGTCCATCTCTAGCTAAAACAGAACTTACTTCGTTTTTATGCCAAGTACTATCTTTATATTTATCGTGTTGTCTTCCATATTGTAAAGCAGCAGCCATATCTGACTTCCATAAACACGCAGAAATTACTTGTGGTAATGCAAAAGCATTAGAAGTAAATAACAAATATAGAAACAAACCACGAAAAAAAGTCATGCTATTCCGCTAAGGCTCTCTCCATAGTTACATTATGCAGATATAGTTTTTGTTTTTCAGCGGATGTCCACCTAGCCTCATATCCCGCGTCTGGTACAAACACATCTATACCATATGGTACTACTTCTCTAACTGGAGGGTTACTAAATTTATAAGCCTCATTTGCTGTCAGACCCATTACGAGGACTGTGTTTAGGGTTTGACTTGCGCAACCTGTCAAAAAGCTCAGAATTAAGCCTATCGACATCAGCTTCGCTGAGTGTATCCATCCCTTTTGCAATTTTTTCAAATTCTTCTTTATCCTCTTTTCTTTGTTCTTCTAGTTTTTCTTGAACTTCTTTTTCATATCTTTTTTCAATTGAAGTTACAAATAGTTTGTAAAAGAAATTTAAAAGTTTTTTTAATATGTCCATATCTTCGGTCTTTTCTTACCAGGAATACCAGAGTCTAAATGAATATGTCGCTTACCAACTGGTCCTTTCTGATGTATTCCTACACCTGTAAAATTTAATTCCATAGCTAGTAACACTAACAAATATGCTTCTGGTCCAGAAATTAATACATCTATTGCTTTTCCTGTAGTATGTGGTCCATTTAAACCTGTTTTACTAACTTCTTTATTTCTATCAGGGCATCTATAACCGCTTCTAACTTTTAAAGGAAAATTACATAACTTCCTAAGTTTCACTACTTTATTCATAAACTCAGGATTCATATTATTATCTGTTCCAGCACATCTAGAACAGGAACCATGACAACTTAATTCTTCTTTAGTAAAATATAGCCAACGGCTTTGCATTAATCTGCTAATTCTTTAAACGTTTTTAAGATAGTACCAAAAAGTTCTCCAGAATCCCACACTGCTTTAGCGTGTATATTCCAAGAAGTTCTTTGACCTTCCTGTCCTGGTTGTATTCCAACACTCACCAAACCACCATATCCACTTTTTTTATCAAACTTACTATAACCTACAGAATATCCTTTACCTTTATATTCTTCTTGTCTTTCTGGAGACTCTACATCTACATTTACTAAGTTTTTTGCGCCTGAAAAAGTACCTATAGGAGTATTAACACCAGCACCAAATCTTCTAGCATTTATATCAATATCTGTAAGACCCTGAGATTCTTTTATCATATCGTATGATAACTGTGGAGTTATACTTAATCCATCTGTAATAGGAACTGTATAAGGTTCTTCTGGTCTATATAATTTTCGCATAGCCTGTTCTGTTGTTTCAAAAGGGTCATCTTGCGAAAAAAGACTTCTTTGTTGTTCCTGATTATAAGGCATTATTTAGGCTTCTTAGCGTCTTCCATCCACTTTGCTAAGTTATGCACTTTTTCCCAAAATATATCATCTTTTTTGGTGTCAGTCCAACCAGCAACTAATTTGCCAGCGTGAGCTACCGCTAATACGACAACTACGACTTCCATCCAATTTTCTACTATCCACTCCATAACTTTCTCCTATGTACTTGCTATAAATACTTCAACCGCAACTGCATTGCCACTTGGGTCTATTAATATACTTTCTAAATCATTTAAACTTGTAACGATACCAGCACTAGCATCAGATAATCCTATACCATCGTGAGGAGTTCCCATAGTAAATGTTTCTCCTGCTCCTAGTAAAATAGTAGTTGACATATTAGCTGTACCACCTTCAGCTCCAGCTACTTGTAAAGATAAATTTACAGAGTTTGAAGAGTCTAAATTTGTTACCCTAATATATTTAGTACTTTCTAAATCTAAAGCACTGTCAGATGTGCTAGTTGCTGTTTGAAACGTAGCGATGGTAGTATCAACACTTGCTGGGCAAGTCACAGTTCTTTTCAGAACTTGAGCTATACTAGCTACAGTATATGTCTTTGTTCCGCCTTGTTCTCTATCATTTAGAGTTATTGCTTCAGTGTGTGTTACACTTAGTGTCGCCATTTATTTCTTCCTCTTACGGTCTATAATGTTTTTTTACTTTATTCCAATAATCTGTATTTAGTTTTTTTGTACTACCACCATACCAACTTTTAGATAGTTCTTCTGCACTATTTGGATTACCTCCCGCAGTTCTAATAAGTCGTTGCTTCTCTTTTAGAGCTAACTCAAAAAGGGTATTATAAAATTTTTCATGTTCGGCTTTATCTATCCATCCTTTACCGCCTCGCCTAACAGAACCACTAATTCCATAAGTATCTGTTGACGTTTTAATTCTTTCGCCTTTTCTGTACACGCCTCGCATAGATTTTCCAGTTTTTTTATCTTTATCTATTCTTTGAAAATTAAAACTATCTTTTCCTTGCTGTATAAAATCTTTAACGTAATTACGCATACCTGGTATTTTATTTATTTCAGAACCAAAGTTTTTTAAAACGTTTTCAGCAAGGCTATAAGTTATTTGCGCTGGACCAAAAGCTGAACTTGGTTTTAAACCAAGAGCTGGGTTATTTACTTTAGTAAAAATATATGGGTCTTTTTCTCCCCCAGTTTCTACTTTTTTTATAGACGATTTTAGTTTATTTATGTCTAAAGGGTCAGGTCTAAAGAAGTCTTTTATTTTTTGAATTAGAGACGCTTCACTTTGAGCATTAACCCTAGCAAATTCTGGAATAACATTTGACTGTCTCTCTTGTCCCATTAATCCTATATCTACTGGTCGTCTTGCCGTTCCTGTAGGTAAGAGATTTGGACTAGCAGTTAAATCTCTATATATAGGCGCACCATATCCACCATCGGGTATACTAGGTAAATTAGGATTTGGATTTATAGGTGGAGTTCCACCCATGCGTTGCAGAAATTGTTGGCTAATATTTTGTGGTGTACCACCTATATTATTTCCAAATAACCTATTTGAGACAGGTAAACCTCTTGCAGCCATTAGCTGGTCTATAAAAGACATTACCAACTACCTATAACGTAGCCGAGAGAAAACATACCTACATACCAAATAACAGGTGGTAGGTATTTTAAC